TCAATGGCTCCATCCCGGTGCAGAAAGGACCAAACCGTCCACTCCGACAATCGTTGTGTCGCGGCTGATATAGTGTGGAACGCCCGCAGCCGTCAAAGCGGCCTCCAACTCCGGACCGGTTCGGTTGCCGAAGCCAAAGGTGCAGCCCGCCTCTACTGTGATCGATGCCGGGAAGTTGGTTCGACCCGCCTGGTCGGCCAAGTCCTTTAGGACCGTGCCGCCCTTCAAAACGAGATGAGATTGCTCGACAGTGACGTCAGAGGGCCAACGCACCCAGAGGAACCGTTTGTCATTGTCGCTTTCATCGCGAACATTATCCAAAACCAGAGTGGGCGCGTTGAAAACTGAGCCGGTTGAGCGCACGCAAAGCTGGTTTTTGTAGCTTAGGCTGTTGGCCGCGCCACCGGCGATTACGGTATCTTTCAACGTCAGGTGGCTGTTTGCCCCGGCGAATGTGACCAAGTTGGTTGTGTTCGTGACCGGATTGGCTGTGGTGTCGATCCGCCCGCCGCCGAGAAACTCCCAAACGCCGGCACATTTGAACATGTTGTCGATCGCAGTGACGCGAAGCTCTGCATCGCTCAAAATCCCAGCGCTGTAGACGGGCAGCAGCCCAGCGCCTACCGCGTCTTCATCAAAACCGCTCCGGCAATTGTCGATGGTGACAAGGCCACTCACAAAGACCTTGCGATAGCATTGGTTGCCGCTGCCATGGGCGTAGACCGCCTTGGCAAAGTTCTTTGCGGTCAGGCCATCAATGGTCAAACCCATGTCGGAGTTGAATTGCGGCGAGTAGAAATTGACCGCTGCCCCTGACGCGCGGCCATGAGCTGCGTCAAACATTCCCGAGCGCGGTTCCCCAATGGCCGCATGCCGCGTTAGAAGGGCCGGGCCAACCCAGGCGTGCCCCCCGGCCCCAATGACTTCGCAATCCACAAAGGTGGCAGGGTCGCCGTAATCGGAAACGCCCAAGGAATCCTTACTGAAAGCACCGATCATCCGAGCCTTGCGAACAGTCTGGCCATTAAAGAAGCCATGAGACGCCTTGTCAGAACAAAAGAGAGCTTGTCCCGTTGGATCACCTCCGCCAGGTAGCTTTACAAAGAGGTCAAAGGGGCCGGTGGTTGACGCATCAGATCTTATGTCCTGTTCGGTGGAGCCGGAAACATTGACCGCAAATCCCGCCTCTTCAGCGGCTAGGGTTGATAGGTTGGCCGCAATGTCTGCACCACCCACAATCCAATCCAGGAACTCGCTTCCGTGCCAGACACCAAAATAGGTCGTGTTGCTTCCGGTTCCGCCGGGTGTGTGTGGGTCTGCAAGGTTGATCTGGGTGGAAAACACCCCATTGCCCTCGTTGACCCATGTCGCCGAAGCGAGAGATTGACGTGCATCCAGCAGCGCCAGACCTAGGCGGCGCGGGAACGGGCTGAGCGAGCCCAGAGGCGACGGAAAAGGGCGACTAGGCATGTCGGACCGACACCAGCCCGCCAAATGGCGCATACACCCACAGATGATCCGCATCGGGGGCGTCAAGGAATATCTCGGCCAAAGTGCCGCGCTCACCTTTGCCGGGCGGGCATTCCAGCGCACCGCTTGTGTCTGCCGGTTGGACATTGCCAACGGACGGTTGAAACTTCAGATCCAGGCCGCGTTTCGTCTGGAACACGATTCCGCCCGTCGCCGGTGCCTGTGTTAGCAGGTTCCACCCGCGGACCAATTCGATGTCACCTTTTGCCATGCTGGTTCCCCACTTAGTTGCCCTGCCGCTGGAGCAGCGTTTTGATGTCGGTTTGGATTTCCCTTAGGGTTTGGCCAGTCGAGTTTTCATGGCGGCTGATCCGGGAATGCAGGTCGGTCACATTGTCTTTACGTGCCTCGGCCTCGCGCTCGACATCTTTTTCAATCGCGCGATTGCGCTGCCTGTTGAGGGCTTGCCCAACTTCCAACCGGATACCGAACCCGACCAGAATCGCAACCACAGGCCAAAGGGCTTTAAACCATTCCATAATTGACACGCCGTTCCCCTTAGACTCCTCGTTTGAAGCGAACATGGGGAAAACGGGAGATGGTTTCCTCTGGCGGTTTCCTATTGTTTGGAATATTTTTCTCGTGCCGTCGGCTACTCAGGCGCGTTAAGAATTGCCTGATCACAAGTCTGCGTGAGGATAGATAAAGCTCGCTCGATGGAAGCCCTTCTGTCATTCCTTAAAGTTGGGAACAGCCCCTCTAACTTATCGCTAAACGCATAGTTTTCCTTGCCGAAGAAATTTAGCTGACTGTCGATCAAAAGCCACTGCAAATTCTGACTAAGAGTCTTGGCTTCTTCACGCTCATCTTCGTCGAAAAATATTGTGATTCCAGAGACTGAATTTATAAGTTCTTCAATTGCTTGGCTGTCCCTCTCGACTTGCATCGAAAACACATAACCAGATTTGGAAGCTGTTAACCAATCTACGAAGTCGAGGTCTTTGGACAATGGAGCGACAAAACCGTTTAAATCTAAGGTGTCGTCTGGAAACAATTCTTTCACGTTCATGCCTCCGGACCAAGTCAAGGTAGACTGAACTCTTCTAGTCGCCACAAGAAACTCTTCGCAAACTTGGATCCGGCGCAACTGAAGGTTGGCTTTGTATGGAGTATCGATCGTTTCGATCAATATCCTCGTTTGCCAGAGCGAGACCCCCGCAGCTATCGATGCTACAACCAAGGCCAACACTTCGACCCAATTACCAAAGGTCATCTTTCGCGAGTTTTCGGAAGGCAGGTTTGGTGCAATCTCGACAGAGGGCGCTTCTGGTTCCGTCTTCGGTTTACGCACCTTTGTGAAGCGTCCATCGACCTTTCTGACAGCCATAATTGCTCACCTCGAAACACTGATCTCAAAAGACTGCGTTCAAAATGCTTTGGCGACAAGATGTGTCAAAGAAAAAGAGGGCCGAAGCCCTCTCTTAAGTTTCGTGTCACCTCAAGATGATGACTTCTGTCTCTTTGCCTTCCGGCGTTCGCAAGACGATCGTGTCGCCGTTACTCTGCCGGTCGCTCAGTATCTCGAGCAGCTCCACTGATCGGCGGATCACTTCCGAGAGTGAGTCGCTGTCCAGGCGTTCCTTCAACGCTTCGATCTTTGACCGCGTGCGTTCCGACATCGCCAGGTTCATTGGCTTTTTTCGTTCTCCCATCGGAGCTCCGTTTCCAAGTCGATGAGACCGTTATCACCACAGCGCTCAACAGAGCGGTGATTTGTACGGACATGGGCGCGTTTGCCCCCAGCCATACAATGGCGATGATTGTAGCAAGGCCAGCAATCCAAGGGTTGGACGGAACGACATGTTTCAAGAAATCCCACACACCTTTGACTGGTGTTTCTGGCATGTCAGTTACGTTCAAGTCCTCAAAATCGGACCCATCGATATAAAGTCTACCGTTCTCTTTGCGCGCCATCTGGCCTGTTCTCCGTATAGCTACGGAGGTGAGGCCAGAATGAGCGCTCGAGATGCAGTGCAGATGATTGGTTCATCAGCCTACCTCCTCAAACAACTCAAACTGGAGCACGCCTCGCCTCACAAATTCTTGTGCGTGTGTGGAGCGCGCTAGTTTTCGTTGGGTTGAAATCAAAAACTTAGAGGTCTTAGCAATGGCCTCGCTGGACATGAAAGGAAACAAAATTGCAGACACACGACGGCGAAAAGACATCTCCCTCTCGAAAATCCCATGGCCCCGACCCGGGGCGCAGGATTCTCTATTCATGGGAGACCTAACCTATACCTGCGCACAACATGCGCACAAAGTCAACACTTGATGGCTAAGCGATGCGCTTCGCTTGCGCCGTGGTGCTGTATCCGGCCTCAGACAGTTCGTGCGATGCAGTTTCCACCACCCATTGGCCAGACGCCGCCGCGCTGAAGTCGAGCGGTATGATTTTGCTCTCTGCAACCAAACTGGGGTTTCCCGGCATCTCGATAGACAGGGTTTCCATGGAGCGCCCAGCGCGTCGGGCTTCGACCTGGGCAACGGCCTGCGCCTCGGCCTGAGAACCAAATCGGTGGCGTAATCGGCGCACAGGTTCCCCCTCGCCCACTTTGACCTCGATATCCTTGCCTTGATCCAGATCCCGATAGGTGGCGATGACGGTGCCGGTTGCCTCGCCAAGGCTGCGCCCCATCCCCCAGCGTGTGACATCCGCTTCTCTGAGAGAGAGTACAGGCATAGGCTCACCAGATGCTTTGATTGCATCCCCCTTCCGCCCGACAAAAAGCACCCCACCGGTGGGCTTCGCAACCAAGTCATATGCCGCCGCGATACGGGTTAGGACTGACATGTCGCTCTCATCGATCTGGTCGATATGCCCGGGCTTCAGTTTGGCCGCGGCCTCGGTAACTCCGGGCTCCAAACCATTTTCTCCGGCGATTGTGGTCACGATATCATTCAGGGTTAAGCTTTCGTCCCAAGAGCAGGATTTTTGCTGGTGAATTGGTGCCTTGCCGCTCTTTGTTTCCCCCTGGGCCTTGGCACGGCAGACAACCCGGATGGATCGAGGCGGACCACCCTCGAAGACATCATCGACAACATAAAGCCCCATTGATTTGAAGTTTCCCAGATAGCCTAGGGCGATTTCGATCTCTGCACCCGGCTCCGGCATTGCAAAAGGACCAATGGGGGATGCGTTGGCAAAGACGATTTCAGCCGTATCAGAGACAAAGCCCGCAACATCTGTCACCCTGATCGATGTCAGATGCGAAAACGCAAAGCTTGATAGGGGCACACCATCGATCGTGACGCGCGCAAAGGGGCGAAAATCACTCAGCCCCATAGCTGAGCCGTTTCAACAGGGGTTTGATTGCCCCTCTCCGGCAAGGCAATACGCAGCCCGGCGCGAAGCACGGCCCCCTCGGCGGCAAGCCCAGAGTTGGCACGTAGAACCGCCTCGACCTTGCCGCCCAGCGCATCACCATAGTGAGCGGAGACAACCTGGTCTAAGACATCCCCGTCAGAGGTAACGTAGTAAAGATCTGAGGCCACCGTCATACCTCGCCATTGCCAAAGTGAATTCTTGTTTGTGGGGCACGCCCTGAGACGCAAACAGCTCTTGCCCTTCAGTGATGCTTTCCACCACCCAGAGGCCCAGCACCCGCCCCAGACCGGATACAAGGGGCATGGGCAGGCCTAAACCGGCTTGGGTGCGCATCTTGTCCACCTGTTTCAAACCGCCTCGGAAATGCGGATAAATCACGCCCTCTAGCTCGATGTTCTCCGGGCCATATCCCGTGAATTGCAGGGCGTCGTTTGAGCCAATGCGCGACTGGCGTGCCCAGCGGTATTCCGTCGATCGGCTAAGGCGCTGATAGGTAGCATTGTTGATCGAGAATTGCAGAAACCCGAGCTGCAGCATGACTTCAGACATTCCTACCTCCCGTGCAACCCGGTTGCCGGTACGCGGTCAAACAAGCCGTTATGATGATCGCGCTTGTCTTCTTGCTTCAGGAGGCGCACCACCTCATATGCATCCGCGTTTGCGGCGTGGATGGTGTAGTTTTTCGTGACGTGCTGAGTGACCGCTTGGGCCGCCGCTGATTGGGCCATGGTCGCGGCTTTCGAGAACAGAGCGTTGACCCGCTCAGAAAGGCCACTGGGGGCCGTAAGCCGTTTTGAGCGCCCGCCTATCACAGATCCCACTTTGCCAGCGTAATCAGCGAGCTGGCGCATGGCACGATTGTCCGCGACATACCCCGCTCGGTTCTCAAATTTCAGTTCTGGGCCCAGCTCACCAGTCAAAGTCCAACCGGGATTGAAGGGGCCGCCCAGCGCCCGCTTGGTTACTGCTGAGCCGGGTTGCATCGACGGAGGAATGTTGCCGCGCAACCGATCCATGCCACTTGGCTGGCCCGGTTTCTTGTTCCCTCCGGGGTTGCTGTCCAGAACACTTGACTTTCGCCCCATCCCGACCGCTTCGGAAATGGCAGAACCAGCCTTTTTGGCATTGTCCATTGTCCAGGTCAGCGCCTCAATCACCGGCTTGATAAAGGCCATGACGCTATCGAACTTTTGACCAATCCAAGTCAAAACCGGATCGAGCGCAGCTTTGGCTGCTTCCCAGGCCCCGGCAATTCCGCCCGTCGCCTTCAGACCATCGATCACCGGCTTGATGAATGCCGTCCAAGTCGCATCAAAACTAATCCCTATTCCGCTTATGGTGGGGTTGAGATTGGCCTTCAATCCATCCCACGCCAGGCGGATGCTTTCCGTGTCAACAAGCCCCGCGATGACGGGTTTGATTTTAGCGGTCCAGGTCGATTGAAAATTGTCGCCAACGCCCGAAAGAACAGCCCCGTGGGCCGTCTTGAACATCTTCCATTGGTTTTCGATCGGCTCGGTCAAGCCCAGCTTGTCAGTGACGGGCTTGATGACGTTTTCATAATTCCATGCAAAGGCATCGCCAATGGTGGCGAGGGTACGATCAAACGCGCCCTCTAAGCCCGTCCACATGGTTTCTAATCCATGGGCGGCCCGATCCATGTCGCCCGTGAACACACCGCCCACGAAATTGCTGAACCCGTTGAACGTTTTTTTGACATCCCCCCACATGCCTTTGAACCACGGGGCGAGCTTGTCCCAATTTGCATAGATCACCGCTCCGGCCGCGGCGATACCTGCGACGGCCAAGCCGATCGGGTTCATCATCATGGCGACACCGATCGCACGGAGTCCACCGGCCACCAGAGGCAACACCCCCTGCAACCCAATGAGCGCTTTGCCGAAGCTGAATACCGCCGCGCCGAACTTGACAACACGGGTCACGGTTCGGGCTGCAAGAACAGCACCAATGACAACACCAAAGTTTTCCCACCCGCCAACCATCTCGGCGGTGCCTTCAACCACGCCCCATACAATGGAGCTGACACGGCTGATTCCGGCAAAGACTTCACCGACCAGCGGCAAGACACGCTCAACCCCGCTCGCGAAATCCTCTGACCATTTGATGATGCCTTCACGGTTGTCGATCAGGGCGTCCCCTACCCGCTTCATAGCCTTGGTCACAACAGGCATGAGTGCCGCGCCTACCGTATTTTTCAGCCCCTTTAAGGCAAGTTCGGTGTCCAGGAGCGTATCTTGGAAAACCTCCGCGTCGCGGGCCGCTTGTTCCGTCAGGACATAGCCGGTGCGGCGCGCATCTTCGCGAAGTTGTTCCAGGCCCTCAGAACCACCACGCAGCATGTTCAACATGCTGATGCCCGACCGGCCCAATAGGTCGCTGGCCAGGGCCGCCTTTTCGGCATTGCTATCGATGCCCTGCAAACTGTCTGCGATCGCTGCAAGAGCCGCTTCGGGTGACATTGCGGCGAGATTTTCGGCAGACAGGCCCAAGGCATCAAGCGCGTCTTTTTGCGCGCCCGTTCCCTCAAGAGCCAGACCAATGTTCTTGGTCATCTTTTCTAGCGCGCCGTCAAAGGTGGCGGTTGCCACCCCGGAACGCTCAGCCGCATAGCGCAGCTCTTGCAAGGTCTCGATACCGATACCCAGTTTGTCGGCAGTCTTAGCTACATTGTCGCCCAGCTCGGCAGTCGAGGATGCGACCCCGAAGATCGCGCCACCGGCCAAACCAGCTCCCACCGCAATGCGGCGCGCGTTTCGCCCGATATCCGAGGCCATGGAATTGAATGTGGCACCAACGCGGCGTGACGCTTTGGCTGCCCGGTTCCACCGCTCTTGTGCGCGCCGCAAATCGTTTAAGGTGCGCTCAAGGTCCTGATATTCGCGATCGAGCTCTTCGACCGATTTGCCTTGCTTCTTGAGAACGGCGCGTTGGCGGTCCAATTCCTTTTGGCGGCGCTCAACCTTTTTGATCGAGTCACCGACCTGTTCAAGGCCGCTTTTGAGGAAACCGATATTGCGCTTTACCGACCCTTCCAGGGCCGCGCCAACCGTGATCGTTGCATTCAGGCGCTGGTTCTTACTGCTCATGCTTTTGCAGACCTTCTAGCCACCAAAGGAAACGACTTGTTGGCATCGCCAGAATTTCGGTTTCTGACCAGCCGGTGTGATGGGCCAGACGCAATGTCCCGACCCTCACTTGGTCGCTGGTCAGCTGGTAAAAAGCTCGTATGCGGCCTGAAGGCGCGAATAGGCGCGGATTTTCAGAGCCCCGATCGCTTCAGGCGATTGTTCTGTCAGGTTCGCAAACAGGCTGATTTCCTTGTCACCCGCATGACCCGCGCTCTTGTCAGCGGTCACCTGATCTTGCGCAGTTGGCTCGCGCATGGTCAGGACCTTGACTTTGGTGCCGTCGATTTCCGGCGCGCTTTTCAGGTCGTCAAATTTGATGGTGATAGAACCGTCATCGCCTTCAACCAACCACTTAGGATTCTCGCTCATGTGCCCTCCTTACAGGCCAATATTGGCGCGATGCTCTGCGAGCTGATCAACGCCATTGATGATCCGCACCATGTTCACCGCATCGATTTCGCTGATGGTGCGTTGCCCATGGGTTTCACGATAGTAATTGAGGCTGAGCGTGATGGTCAGAGAAGGCCGCGCGCCAGATCCCCAGGTGCCACGGGCAACAGAGGTCAGCTTGCCCCGCATGAAGTGCGCAACCGGCGTTTTCGTACCGTCTGGGCTCTCCAAAGACCCTTTGGCCGTCATGCGCACAGTAGACCCGTCTTTGACGCCCCATAGGGCCAAAACATCCGCGTCATAAGATGTCAGGACAAAGGAACATGTGAGCTTTTCCATGCCCATGTCGATGTCGATCGGGATATCCATGCCGCCGCCCCGAAATTCTTCGGTGGAGACGGTCAAATCTGGCGGGCTGTACTCGTCGATTTTGCCCGCATAGCCGCGACCATCGACAATAAGGTTCAGATATTTGAGGATGTCTTCAGCGGCCATCAGTTAAAAACCTCTTCGATGTAATCGTTCACCAGATGGGAACGGAAAGTGACGTGTTCAGCGGGGTAAACCGCGGTGAAATCGAAGTTGAAGAACACCTTGCCAAGCTGCACATTCGCGGGCGTGTTCAGATCCGGGTCGGCCCAGCATTTGCCGCCGAGAATGGCCCCCATGGCGACAAGGCCGCTCAGGTAGTCGTTCACCCCTTCTTCAACATCCTCGATATAGGTGCGGGTGATACCGCGATCGACGGCCCACAGATGCGCGCGCAAGAGCGAGTCATTGATGATGTCGGCAGTGCGACGCACACAAAGGAAGTGCCACTTGCTATCCGCTGTGAGGCTGCGATTGCCCCAGGTGCGATAGCCGTTTTGCTGAATGGTGGTGCCGATCTTGCTTTCATTCAGCAAGTTCGCCCGACAATTGGCATCACCCAGCTTGAAATCAACAGGTCGGGTGGTGCCCATGATCCCATTGATAAGTTGGTTTGACAGCGAAGCCCAAAAGCCGATTTCATTGTCAACACGGGCCTGAATACCGGCAAGACGCGCCGAGGGTGGAACGTCGATAATGTCGGACCCACTCAACACCTTGTGCCAAGGGTCACTCACATAAACCCGGCTGGAGCCGAAATCACTGGCGAATTGCAACGCGTCCGCATCGTTTGTGTTCGGACCATCGGCAAAATGCACCGCGCGCAAGCGGTCACAGATACCCAGAAGCTCAGCAACAACAGGGTTTGCAAGGTTGCTGGGCCGCTGATGGGTAAAGCCTGGCGCGATGATGATGCGAGGTGACGCCCCAACGATGCTTTCGGCCCCCAAAAGCGCATGCACCCCTTCATAATTCCCGGTTCCGGCATGCGCACCGCCGATCACATTGGCAAGCTGGGTGGTAGTGTCGTTGTCTTCTGCAACGCGAACAACCACGACCGCAGCCCCGGCCTGATCGAAAATGCCACCCATCGCCGCGGGCAGTGTGCCCTTACGGTCGCCCGTGGTGTCGAGCTTCGCGGCCTTGGCGCGAGATCCGGCCACCATAACCGGGGTATTGAGCGGGAAGATATCGGCGTCTGCGTCCGGCGCAGTACCAACAACACCAATCACAGACGATTTGACTGTCTGAATTGGGCGGGGGCCTGCATCGATTTCAATGACCTCGACGCCGTGAAGAAATGCCATGTGAGCCTCGCTTGCGGATGATGTTCTTTGACGCATCATTCCACTTGCCTTTGGCCTATTCCTCTGGCGGTTCCCCCACGGGCAGGTCTGTTAGATCATCTCTGGTCAATTCACGGTTTCAAATCGAAACTTGATATATCGAGCCCACCTGCTTCTTTAAACTCAAGGCGAGATATCTTTGGCTGGCCGGTACTCTCTTCGTTCAAGCCAACCAACATGCAAACTTTATTTTCCTCTAGAACTATTAAATGTTCCTGCAATAAATTTGTCATTAACCTAGTCCAGTAAAAGACGTCAGAAAAGTCCTGTGGATTTGCTACCGGCCCTTTAAAGATATTTTTGACGGATCCTCGATGCAGAATGCTACCAGCGAGGTTCCACAACTCGTAAATTTGGGCCTGAGTAATACAATCTTCATTATTTATCTGAATTTTAAACCGCCCATTTGGACGGTGCACCCTTACTGCCTGAGGAAAAAACGAGCCTCTGAGTTCTTTTAGTTTCTCCAAGATAAACCTGGGTTTATATGATTTTTCGACCTTTGCTCCATACTCAATATCACCATGAGCGACTAAGCATCCTAGAGATATCAGTTCGCAAAGCATCCGCAATTGGAGAAAGCAGTTCTCACGCACAATCGCAGGGGGCAACTCGGACTTAGCTGCATACGAAAGGTTGATTGCATGCAACCGAAACCTAGCCTCAGACATCAAAGCTAGGTAACCTTTTGCCTGGCCTTCTTCCGTTTTAAAATCATCCTTTCCCAGCATTCCCAGCTCCCAACCCACGACTGAGAGTAACGAATAGCACAGGGGCTGGGGAAAAACACTGTTCATCGTTTCACCCACATCGAACAGGTGCCGTGGTGAATTAGACTCACGATTTCAAAAGGCTTCAAATCGCTGAACGCAAATCGAGCGACGCAAACTATCATGCAATTATCAATGCGGCCCGCGCCCTAAGAGAACGCGAGCGCTCACATTTCGGTTCTTCCTACGCCTCTTGCAAAGCGCTGGACACGGCGGTCGCGCGCTGCTCGATTTCGGCCAATACGGCGTCGGTCCCTTTGACTTCAAAGGGCAATACCACCTCGCCGCTTGCCACTTTGGCAAGAAAGTCGGCTGATAGCGTGGCGAAAGGCTCGGTGGCGGCCCGCACCTCTGCCAGACTGTTTGCCGTTGATAGCTGCGCTGCCATTTGCGCCAACCCGAAAAAGGTGAGCGCCACGGCGTCTGATGTTGTCCCAAGCAAGCTTGCAACGTCGCCAGCATCGCGGGCAATGGATTGGCGAATTTGCGAGCGCTTCGCTTCGGCCTCTAGGGCCGCGTGCTGCTCTAAGGTGATTTGGGCTTCTGACATGTTACAGGCTCCTTAAACGTTGTAGACCGACACGCCATTCACGGCGATTTGTGCATTACCGCCATGGGTCAGGACCGGCTGGGGCGCACCGGTGCCGGAATGTGTGGTATTCTCGAAGCGGATGAATAACCGCTTGTTCCACCCCCCATCGACGCCATCAACGATCGGCACTTCAACCGCCGCGACTGTTGAGCCCCATGAGCCGAACAGATCCGGCACCAAGGCCAATTCTGCGAGGCGATTGTCAATGTCAGAGCTTGTGGTCCCGGCAGTTGCGAGAACCGCGCGGAACCATGTTCGGGACCAGTTGGTAGAATAAGGCGGCTCTTCAAACCCGCCATCACTGAAGGAGTATTGGCGCGACAAGTGCAAGATCGCAGTAGCGCTTTCCTGCGCGCTGATGACTGCATCACTATGCAGCGGATCGATTTCGATCCACTCTGTACGCAAGTTGTTTGCTGGATCCGCCGCGGCTGCCAAGCTGACCTTGGTATGAATGACGGACGGGTCATGGTGAAGCGTCGCGGCCTTGATGATGCCGTCGCGCGCGCCCGAGATAAACGCGTTAACCTCGGCTTCCTTAGCGGAGATACGTGCATCGGCATCGTCCCAAAACCCCCCGGCACGTTGCGCCACCAGGTTGAGGGCATCCGCCGCGTTGTTCAAATTCTGCATCGGGTCCATGTTGGATATCCTCCGTTAAGCCGCGACTTCGATATCGCGAAATTTCTTGGCTTGCTTAAGCAACAGCTCCGTTTGGATTGCGTCCGTTGTCAGCTTCAGCACGGCATGATCGATGTAGTCATCAAGCGGCGCATCAATCATGATCAGGCCGCTTTCGACGGCCCGAAAATCTAGCGCGTGCTGAATGAGGTATTCATGGGGGCCAGTGCCGCGCCCATTGCCCACATCCGTACCGGCCCATAACGCGATGAGGTCGCCATCTTCGTCAAAAAAACCCATCTCGCGCACTGTGATTTCGGTGGAGCCAGACGGAAAAACAGCCTTCACATACCAAGCGTTATCACCGACCGGGTAGTGGCGTTCGATTTCGGTGCGAAGGCGCTCTCGACGCAAGCCTGTTTGGGTGGCTTCTGGGGCATAGGGCACGCCTGCCGCATCACCCAAAGCAATAAATTTGATCTTCACCTTATTGGCGGTGCCCGCCGCGTCGCGGATCTTGCGAAGGCCCAGATTGGTATAGATATCGACCCCATCAGTCATGCGGCATCTCCCAGAGAAAATGTATGGTTTTGACGGCTGATCGCCCGTTGCACACTGTTCGCGCGCACATTGATCGTCGTTTGGTGAACGTCACTTGGCACCGCAGGCGTTGCGACCCTGCAATTCTTCACCCGCTGGCAAGACGCCACACCCGTTTCGATGGTGCCGCCCTTCTTTTCACCGATCCGCAACGTGAAATGCGAGCGTTCCGGCTTCACATTGACCAGAATAAGGGTCACCAGATGAAACAGCTCGGGATTGATACCAAAGCCCGCCTCGAAAACATCATCACCAAAGGCGTCAATTCGGAAAGTGTGAGGCTCTCCCCCGGTTTCAAACCATTCGGTAAGATCCGTGCGAAACCCGATACCGGCCAGCGCTTTACGTACCGCCCCAACCGTTCCCTTGCGGCGGTGAATTTTGATCGCATCAATCACAACTTGGCGGCGCTGCTGTTCAGACCAGGACGCATCCCAGACCTCAACCGAAAACGCCCAGGCGAGATAGGGTAGCAAATGAACAGGGCAAATCTCTGCATCCCAAAGCGCGGCCACCGGATCGGCCATGCCTTGCAAGCGGCTGGAAAGCTGTTCTAGGTCATATTCCACCTTTCGCGCATTTGGCGGCAACAATGTGGGCAAGTCAGACATCGCGCCCCCCAACTTCTACGGTGGGTGGTTCACAAAAGGCGGCTTCGGACGTTGCCACCACGATATCCGCAATCGGGCTGGTGAGCGTGACTTTTTGGACGCCAGGTTGATGCAAGGCCGCGTGCAGCCCGGATATCGTGATGTCGTGGCCTAGGCGGTGATGCTCTGACACATAGGCGGTAACAGCAGCCAAGGCGGCTTGCCGCACAACCTCAGCATCCGGCCCCTCGTATAAGGTGAGCAAGGCCGACACCTCGTAAGGAATAATCGTTGCGGCCTGAACAGTGACTTGATCGGTCAGCGGGCGCACATCTTCATCGTTGAGCTGCGCGGTGACTGCATCAAGAACGTCGGAGGTGGGCAATCCATCGCCCTCACTCCCCAGAACTGTCACAAGCACTTGCCCCGGCGCTGGGGATTCCACCCCGATATCTTTAACCAGTGCCGACGCTGAAAGCCCCCAAAACACATAGGAACCGCGCGGGCCCGCCGTGGTGAACCCCTCAAGGGCGAGTTGAACGCGCAAACGCAAGCGCGCGTCATTTTCTGTCAGCTCGGGTACGGGCGGAATGACTGAGTTGTCGGCCTGCTGGACGATTTGGCGAGTGACGCCATAAAACGCCGCCAGGTGATCAAGCTGCGCACCTGTGGCGAAGGCCAGCATATTGCCGCGCGCCGCGTCATCAAATTCAACGCGCAATAGCATTTCCCGATAGGCCCAAGCCTCAAGAATTTTGGTAATCGGTTCGCTTTCGAGCGAAAGAATAGGCTCAAGCCCGGGTTCCCGACCGATCAACCATGCTTTGAGCTCGGCCAGAATGCCTTCAAAATCCTTGCGCTCGATCACTTCCGGCGCTGGCAGTTTTTCAAGATTAATCGCAGTAAAAGCGCTCATGTGATCTCAACCCCGTCGAGGTTGATTTCCCTGCCATCTGGCAAGTACCGCCCAATCAAGTCAATGACCACATGACCAGGCTCATAGGAAACGAGGTTGATTTGCTCCACATAAATGCGCGGCTCCCAAATCATCAAAGCTTCGGCGGTCGCGGCAATGATCGCGAGGCGCGTCGCTGATGTGTAAGGGGCGTCGATCAACTCGAAAAGTCGCGACCCGTAGTCACGACGCATCACCCGCGACCCGATCGGGGTCGTCAGAATATCGCGGATAGATTGGCGGAGATGGTCAAGCCCGCCCAGCTTCCGGCCTGTAGATGCGTCAATGCCATACATGTCGCCAGAGTGGCGCAGGTGGCCTTCGGCTTCCTCTGGCGGTTTCCCACTACTTCGGCTTCCCGGTATCACTTGCACCAGGCGTTACATCCTTGTGGACGTGTTCAACCAAGCTGATATCGCTGGCAACAACATCACCCTGCCCCTGAACCGTGCCCTGAAACGTAAAATCGCCATGAAAGTTCTGCCCCGGAGCCCCACCAATAAACGGGCCGGGATAGACAATTCCTTGCGTTGTGTCGCCGCCTGGGGAAAGCACCAAAACCTGATCACCTTCATTTTGCGGTATCCAGAATTTTTGTTCGTTAGACCCCAACTGTGCCAGCTTTAGCCAAGCGCTTTCCGCGCCGTCTGCCCACATAACTTTGACCCGATCACCTTGGCGGCGCGAAACGGTGGCAACACGCACCATGCGCTCGATCGCCTGCATGATTTGAGAAAGTGCGAACTCAGACATGTTGCGCCTCGTAATCGGCCTCATGATCCACGCCTATTTGCGGAGTCCAAGAGGTCAAAACCTGGGTCGGCGTCACCCCGTCATCGACGAAATAGCTTTCCCCGATATCGGCAGAATGCACCCATTCAACCATCCAGACTTCATAGCTGTTAGCGACGGGCGAAAATTCATCCGGCTCAACAGCTAGGATCTGCGCCGCGCCCCATCCAACCCCCAATCGCGCGCTATGAATAAAGGCTGAAAGAGCACCCGCCGCCCTAACGACTTCGCGCCGAACTTGGGGGGTGCGATGCCCCATCACAATACGCGCCTCAAGGTGGATAAGGCATGGAAATTGTCCGGTATGAGCATCGCTATCAAGATCCGGTTCCAACTCAGTCATCTGAACAATTATAGCCGGAATTTGCAGCTCTTTGCGGTCCTGATCCTCGGCAGCCACCGTTTTGAAGGTTGGAAACTGGGCTTTCAACGTTTCAACCACTGTGTTGAGGGCCTCGCCCAGGTCAATTTCTTCAGGCATTGCCAACCCCCAGAATTGTTCTGGCCCGAATTTCGGACACGAAATGCTTCATGAAGATGGAATCGACATCCACGAAAACATTGTCTTCGAGATAGATCATCATGCGATCTGAAACGGGCATCAAAGCCTCGCCAATTTGCCACCGCTTGGAGCCGTGACGCACCATGACCCGGCGCTTGCCACCCATCTTGGCGAAAAACGCCCCGTGGATCATCGTTTCCCCGTATTTCACCCCACCTGCCACCTCTTGCGGGCGGCCTTTGAACGCGGAAACTGGCAAGTCATTGGCCCCATACCAGAGCTTGATCGAGTTGCTACCTTTGCCGACGCGGTACTCTTTGATCCTGCGCCGCAACGCCGAGGCGTTTCGCAAACCTAGCTCGGTTTTGAGCCCTGCTGATGATAAGCGCCGCAATGTGCCGGCGGTGCGCTTAAGTGAGCGCCCCCGCGCCAGGTCAACTTGCTTGGGTGTGGCCGAAAATTCATCCGCCACTTGTTCAAGTTCTCGGTCATCAAAATCAAAGGCCAGCATCGTGGATCACATTCGGCGTCGCGAGGTGCAGAACGGCCAGCCCCGTTCCGTCCAGCTCTGGCGCGCGCATTAAATCAAAGGCCTTGCCCTCGATCGTGACGACATCCTTGGCGTGAACCAAGGACACTTCCACCTCGGCACAAACAAAACGAGGGTTCGGATGCTCCAATTCGAACTCGCCAAGGCTGGCAACGTCAGTTGGATCGTCAAAAATGCCAAAGACCTCTGCGACAGCTTCAGCTCCACGAGTGATAATTGCCTTAGTCGCAAACTCATCTGGATCAAAGAAGTCGGAGAGGTCTTCCCAATCAGGGTGGGGCATGGGCCTTACTCGGCTTCGGCCTTCTCGATCGCTTCGACCAATTGCGCCTTGGTCAAGTTATCCGAGACATCAAGATTCCAATACTCTGCCTCTTCGAGAAGCTCGGCCTTGGTCATCTTGGAAAGAGGCTTGTCGTCATCATCCGCAGCATTCAGCTTGGCGCGTTCGCGGCGAAGCAAATCCTTTGCGACCGCCTCATCCACCGCAACAGTTTCACCCGGAGTGATGATTTGCCCATCAACAACTACAGCGGCAGTAATTGTGATGCTGATTGTTTTTGACTTATCGACCATGTTCTTTCTCCGAAAAAAGGGAAGGAAGGGGCTGCCCCGCCCCTATTCTTGTCGCGTTACACAGAACGTCCCAGGCAGAAGCTTTCTTTGCGGCGCAGAGCGACATCAAAATCCTGATGTAGAACGATGCGGCGGGTGCCTGAGAGTGATTTGGTATAGGGATCAACCAGGATATCCAGCGCGCCCCACAGGCCGATCAGCACGTCCTTGAGGTTGCCAAAAAGAACATCACCATTTGCAAACTGGTTGGTAATTTCGGTTTTGGAACCGTTCACGGTATTGCCGTTTTCCCAGACAGGTTGCCCATTGGACCCAGCAAACTTTTCAGTCGATTTGCAGTGACCGCGGAACTTGGCGTTGCCGACGTAACGCACCGAGCTGGTCAATGCGTTGTCCAGCGCCACTTCGGTTTCCATTTCAATAATTTCACCATAGGTCGGTTGCTGGCCCGCGAATGGGACGGCATTGATTCCTGTTGTGTTCAGCACACCCAACGGATTGTTACCCACGCCGTCGCCATAGAAACCATAGTGATCAACACCCAGTGCAAGATCTGTGGCCAGGCTGGACCGGAATTGCAATTCAACATCCATAGACGATTGCTGCAACATGCGGCGCGTAACGCTACCAAAAACACCAATGGTGGTCGGCGACATTTTGATAAGCCCAGTGTCCATGCTGCCTTCGCCAACATCTTCATCTTCGCCAACGATAAAGACGTTGCCACTGCCGGTTTGCCCCGGCATGTCGAGATTGCCAACGAGCCCGCCCATAGGGGTGCCCAAGGAAAGCAACGTCGCACGATTGCGCAACATCTCGATAAAGGATTGAGAGGCAAGCGTTGTATCCACCAAGAATCCGCCAGTGTCACCAGGGTTTGCGCCAGATGTCGATGTGTTCAAGGCACGGGTGAGCACGTCAACGGGTACGGTGATCCCGTCAGAAGAGCGCCCCATTGACTGCTGCGCAGCTTCCGACGCCTCGCGCTCAAAAGCTGCTTCTTCCTGTGCAGAGCGGCTTTCCGGGTGCAAGAGCGCACGGGCCGCACGAATAAAACTGAAACGGCGCACCTCGGACTCGGTCATCCCGATTTCACCGGCATTATCGTCTAGGGGCTCGTTTCCACCCCCATCGCCACCATTGACGTGATCCAGCAATGTGCGGGTGAACTCATCAACGCTGGTGCCGTTGCGGATCGCCTCGGCGGCCAATTGCTGTGCAGAATACTGCTCGCCCATTTCCAGCAAGCTTGCGGTGCGTTGTTGTTCGGCCTGTGTGCCGCGTGTAACCAAAGCTTGTGTATCCGCCGCGCGCTCAAGAACTTCGACAACTTCCACAATGTTCCCGTCGTCATCAACCTTGGCCCGGACAAGGTCGCCGTTTGCATTGCGGAGAATTTTGGTGTGCATTTCGCCCGGTCCTTCTGGTTCGGTGGCAGTTGTTTGCAGGTCATTATTGGGGGTTAGGGAACCGGGTTCCTCTGGCGGTTCCCCCACCGCTCGCCCCACCCCTACGGTCGGATCGGCAGGAACACTCACCAACGAGATTTCATAGGGCTCCCATTCAGTTACGGTCACCTTGTCGCGCTGGCCTTCCCGCTCTTCGGTTTTGATCGCGCGAACAAAGTAACCAACGGACACATGTCGAATGATACCCGCCGCAACATCGAGCCAAATTTCTTCAGCCTTTGCAGATCGCCCAAACCGCAGAACCGCGCGCCCTACCCGGTCAGGATCGATGGTCGCAGAATCCACCACACCGATATGGATATCAGCGTCATGGTTCCAAAGAACAGCCGCGCCATTTTGCAGCCGCGTCTGAACCATTGCCCCGGGCGAATGATCGAGAATTTCGTCACCAAACCAGCGCGATACAGGCTCTTCAGAACTGAAAGCAACCTCAACCGTGCGCGCTTCTTCGTCCACATTGCGCACCGCAGCATGACGCTGCAATGGCGATGCGCCGCGATTGGCATTGATTTGCTCGACGGTTAGCGCGCGGGTCAGACCAAAGCCGACCCAAGACGCGGCAAGGCTATTCTTCTTCAGGATCATCTTTGTCATTGTCGCTCTCCTCAGATTGGTCTTTTTCGGGTTTGGGTTGCGCAGGCGCTGAAGGCTGCACGCCTAAAACGGCGGCCATAATGAAAGCTTCGGGCATCCCGGCGGCTTGCATTGCTTTGATGTCGGCTGCGTATGTGCGCCAGGTCGTGTCTGGATCATCGCCTTTTCGACGGATGATCTCGGACGGCGATGTCAGGAGGTTGTTTTTGGCGTCAATTTCGGCCCGAATATCCTTGCTCGGATCTACCCAGGCCCATCGACGCCCCTGCCAATAGACATTGCGATAACGCTCAATACGCTCCGGGCGTAGCCGAATGCCACCATGCGCGATGAGCCCCATCAAAAGCGCAGGAGCCAAGGCCGATTGGTAGCAACGATCGATCAATGTTTCGATCAACCATTCCTGCAAATCCATCCAATGGTCGCGCTCATCCAAAACACCTTGCCGGATTGAGCTGAAATTCACACCTTCCAGATCGTTTGCAAAGCTGACATAGGCGACGCCCATGCCCGCACCCGCACCGCGCAACATGGCCTTGTGAAACGGCCCAAACTCACCAGCCGGGTAATGCGAGTTGAATTCCTTGACCTGGGCACCGGCGGGCAACTCTTGGAACACGCCCCCTTCAGGCTCGATATAGAGCTCTTCATCTTCAAGCTCTTCATCCGCTTCGGGGCCTTCTCCGTCTTTCCATTCGATGAACCCGCCAACGGCAGCGCCCGCCCGAGCACTGGTCAACGCAGCCTTTTCAAAGCCGCCCAACATATGCAGTCGCCAAAGCGATGTCGCAGCCCATGGGATACCCCGGCGCTGACCCTCGATCTCATCCAAGAAACCATGAATGATTTCAGCGGCAGGCACACGCTTAAGGCTGGAACCATTGAAGGTATAACCCGAATGCGCCGGATCGCCGGTCATGAAATAGAAAGCCAGAGGGCGGCCTTCGCGGCTGTATTCAATCCCCTGCCGAACAAAGCGACCATTCGGCATGCGATCTATGTTGTAATCGACAGGGCAACGTTGCGGGTCCAAAGTTTGCAGCGCATACCCCATCGGCCCCGCCTTCGCACCTTTGATTTCGCGGAACATGAATTCACCGTCTTTTGCGGCGGTGCGAACAGCGCTCTTGCACATCCGGCGGAAACTGCGTCGCCCGGTGATGTCGCAGTTTTCGGCGCGCTGCCACTTCTTCCACCATGCTTCCAGCGCTTCATTGGCAGGCCGGTCAAGGCTCCCGTCGCTCAATCGGGTTTGTGCCTGAAGCGAAAACCCACGGTGCCCCACCATGTTTTGTTCACACAGGCGCAGATAGCTTTTCATGTAGTCATTCTTGAGCGCCTCTTCGCGAGACCGCGCCACAAGAACACGTTGATTGCGATCGATCACCTGATCGGCGCTTAAGGGTGTTGTTGACCAATTCGCGGTTAGACGGTCAGAGATTGCCGCATCAAAGGAACGCTGACCGACCACGCCGCTTTGCCGGTTGCCGCGTCGGCGGATTTTTGGGATGGGGCTTTCGCGCTCTTCGACCTCTACAACGGGTTCGACACGCTGGGCCGGTTCCGACTGATTGCGTTTTCCAAGGCCAAACATTAGCGACTAAACCCCACTTTGACTTTGCGCCGCAGGAGTTTGCCAGGTCCGCCCGCCTTTTGACGTGCAAACTCTTTCTTGTACCGGTCCCGCAGCAAAAGCAGATCCGCAATGGCGGTACGGACCAAGGCGCGCCCGTTGATCGTGTAGCTTTGCTGATCTTTGCTCGCCCGCCCTTCAATCACAGCCTCAATAGCGTCCAGGACTTTTTGCGCATGGCCGCGCGCATCGTGACCAGGCTCCAAGCCCACCAAGTCGGGTGTAATCTTCACCTGCCCGGCTTCAACCTCATGGACATCGCCCCCGGAAACCGCCCGAATTGAGGCGGCATAATCTCCTGCGTTCCAGCCCTGGGTGTCACTTGCCGAAACTGCGAACTGGTGAGCCGTTCCGATTGCAATTGAAACCAAATCAATCGCAGAAGGCCCCCGCAAAATGGCGTGCAATTCCCATTCCGGCGCGAGAAATTCGTGTGAAATCACCTCACATTTCAGGTTAAGACCTGCTGTGATCGACGTCGGAAAAAAGTTCAACACGACTTGCCTCATTATTGCGCACTTAGACAATGAGGCATCGAAAGTGGTCAGTCCTCCGGCGGTTTCCCACCGCCAGATTGATTTGACTCGCTTAAAAGGCGGTGTCCGTCTAAGCTGAAACTATTAAATAAAGGGTGTGGAAATGGACGATTTTCAGAAGAAACAATACGAGCAACGCAAAATTGATGAGCGGTTGGCCGATAGCGGCATGACGAACGGAAGCAACCAATCGTTAATTACTCAAAAACAAGAAGAACATAGAAGAAAACAAGAAGAACTAAATGGCGGAGGGTGTTTTGCAGTCGGCACTAAGATTTCTACTCTTGATGGCTTTGTTCCAATCGAAGAAGTCTCCGAGAGTAGTTCGGTCCTCAGTCTTTCGAAATCTGGAGAAACAAATATTAGCAGAGTTTTCGAGGTTCGACGTTACAGACCAGCTCGAATTTGGAAAATTTGCCTGACAGGGCATTCCCAAGAGCTGAGAGCAACTTGGGGTCACCCATTCTTAACATCTAGAGGAGTTGTACGCACGCGTTTTCTAAGACGCGGAGACCACCTTTTTAAATTAAATGAATCCAACCAAATAGTTAGGACTTGCGTTGCATCTGTAGAGGCTACGAAGGAACGAGAGGTCGTTTACAATCTTATTGTTGACGACGATCTCTCCTACTTTGCAGGCGGCGTCGCAGTCAATTCCTTTAGTTTTGCAGGCAAGCTTCGCTTAGCATGCTTAAAGTTTCGTCGATACAGAGGCTTAGCTACACCGACACTACCGCGCTTTGATGTTCGACCCTAAGCCGCGGCCACGGGGGCGGCGAGCCCTTCGCCGCCTAGTCTTGCTAGGCTTTTTCGAAACTTCCATTGTCGGTTCCCCCACCTTTTCAGACGCGTCGCGAGTTTCAGGGGCCGGTTTCAACCGTCTCATGCGTAGCGGGATATTGGGGTCGAGGATTTTGAGCGCCGCATAAGCATAGACACGGCAGTCGAGCGCTTCGTTTCGATCTCTGGTTTTCTTCCATTCCCGAACCGGAAAGCCTTTCACGAAACGGGTAACCAGTCGCTCGGCGGTAAGTTGCTGGAACCATTCAGGATCGCGCTCGATGTCTACATGGCAATAGCCTGGGCCGGGTTTCTCCTGAAGGAAGCGACGCAACACAACAAGCTTGGCGTCATTGACACCAAGGGTGAATAGAGTAACCGGACGCCCTCTCTTGCCGCTTCGCGATTTAGACGGAGCCGAGGCAATCGGTTTATCCCAACCTTTCCCACCTTTGATCGCAAAGATATTGCGCCGCTGCTTACCGCGTAACTGCTCATATGCGGCCTGGGTCAAACCACCTGAACCACCGGTATCAACGCAGGTCGCGGCGATGCGCATCTTCGCACCGGTTTCATGTTCGAAAGTTTGATCGAGGTACTCGAACAGTTGCGCCCAGACTTCCGGTTTGAGAGGATCACCCCAAAATACTTGCGTATCCAGACTCCAACTTTCTTCACCCAGCCCCCAGCCGACCCGTTCAAGTTCGAGCCGGTCTTCCTGCATATCAACGCCGCAAGTCTGCAAGGCGACGCCCGCGGGGATCTTCGCCGGCATGGGCTTAGCCCTCGCCATCAACGCATCAGCTTCGACCTTCTCGGCTTCTTCCTCCCAGGCTTCGGCCAGCGTGACGTTCACAAATGTCTGAATGTCATTGGCCGCCTTCTTGTCCAGGAATGATCGGACAATTTTTTGAAGCTCAACAAAGCAGGAGTAGAGCCCGCTAAGATGAAAACTGGCATGACCTCGAAACGGCTTCTTTGCTTTCCATCCATGGCCCAGTCGCTCCGCATTTCGAATGGCATAATACCGATCGGTATCAGACCAAACGCAGCCATCCGTTCGACACTCATAGTAAGCAGTTTCGGGCAGGTGGTTTCCGTCGGCATCCTTGTCCCATTTGACGTTTGACCATTCGAGCGTTTGTACGCCACCGCAATGGGGACATGCGACGTGGAATTGCCTCTGATCGCCTTGCTCATAGGCATGATCGATCCAAGATATCTTCTTTACAGTTGGCGTTGAAATCTCAATCAGCTTGCGCTGATCGCCAAATGTGTTTGCCCGCTCCCAAAGAAGGCCGACTGGGTGACCCTCGGCGGTTCGGTCATAGCCATCTGTTTCGTCACAGACGATAAACGGCGCAGATCGACCGCGCTGAGTTTTCGGGGACCCGGACCAAGCGAACATCAACCACCCGCCCGGATAGGATTTCATCCGCGTGTTGTTGACACCTTTCCTTGCCCGCGGCGTGGCGATGGTGGCCTCTAACTCGCTATTGGCCTCGACCAGGGGATTGAACTTGGTTGTGAGCCATGTTTGCAGATCCCCTTCTGACGGCTGCATCATGAGCTGCGAAACCGGATCTTCTGTGATCCGATAAGCCTGGGCACACAGGGCAAGTTGCGTTTTGCCAACCTGCGCACCCCACTTAAGCGTGATGCGTTCACATGTCGGGTCGATGGTTAGATCCAGTGGCTCGCGCTGATACGGGGCATTATCGAAACTGATAAGGCCAGGAATGGCGTTGCCGATCGGAATGTGAACCGATTGCTCGGCCCATTCCGAAGGCTTCAATTCGGGAGGTGGTGCCAAGCCCCGCAGAACCGCCGTGGCTACTTTGAAGGCGGCTGCGCCATAGGGCCACGACATCAGGAAACCCCCACCAAATCGTTAGGGTCAGTTTCCGACAACCGCCGCAATGAAAGAGAGATTTCGTCTTTCGCGATTGCCTTTATGGCAGACTCTTTCCGCTCGGATTTTGCGCGCGACGCGATCCGAGTTGGGACATTCCGCAAAAGGTTGGCCCGGATTTCCGAAACGACCACCCCAAGCGCTTCGCGCATTTCGTCTGCGTCCACCAGATCGCCGCGCATCTTTGCCGCTTCCATCTCGGCGATCTCTGCTTCTGCCACTGTCTTGCGGACCCGCGCTTCATTCAGAGCGTTCTTACTCTCACCTTGCGGGGCCTGAACCTTGGTTTGCAGGTAGCCGATATACCCTTGAACTGCCTCAGTTATTTTGTATTTCCCGCGAGCCGATTTGGGAATAACGCCCTCTTCTGCGAGCTGCTGGACCCGCCGCGGTGTCAGCTTCAACAGGCGTGCAATTTCTTCCACCCCGCAGGTTGGTTCTGATGCCCCGCCCAATCAAATCACCCAGCCAATTCGCCAAGGCAGCCCGCCGCCAAAACGAAACGAAATGGCTTTTCCAGCCCACGCACAAGTTTCTTTTTGCGACGTTGGACACCCACTAGGCTTACCCCGCCAGGAAGGACCCGCTCATTCATGCGCCAGCCTTTCATCGCGCCCGCAACCATCCTTGCGGCCCAGACCATCACCGATCAACGCAGCGACGGGGCGGCAGGCGATGCGCGGGTTTTCATCGGCAAGATGTTTGGCGAACTTGTCTGCCGCTTCTCGGGTGAAATGGCACGAGCCGTTACCGCGCGCATAGAAGTTCACATGTAACGTGCGTGTTTGCTTCGCCTCTTTTGGCATCATCGACCGGCCCTCACCTGCGCACGCAACACCGCATAGTCAGCGATCATCATGGCCAGCACGCTATTGGGCGGCAGGGCTTCAAGCTCATCAGCCGCCCGCGCCTGCACCTCTGGCGAATATTCTTTTACCGGTGGCAAAGCGTTAGAAACGCCCTGCGCGCATCCGCTCAACAATAGAGCTGCGATCGGTAGCAACAGACGCGCCTGCATCCTGCATCCTCCTGATTGATTTGAGTGTTTCAACGGAACGCTTGGCCCGTTCGGCCTTCCGTCCCCTGCTTTGCTTGACCTCGCCCCATGCGGACACGCCAGCAAGCCCAGCAAGGAAGAGCATCAGGTATCGCCCCCATGTCGAGCGAGACAGTGCCATGGCAAGACGTTCGATCATCGTGCCAAACTCCGCCCCTCGCGTGCGTCGCGTAGACGGCGCTTGCGTTGCGATCCAGACAGAGCGCGCAAAGCGAGCCATGCGACCACACAGCCACCACTGAACACCAATGCGGGCCAATACTGGACAACTGTCGCTGACAATGTGCCAAGCAAACCTGACGCCGCCTCGACTGTTTCGGACGCCTTTTGCGCTTGCTTCGCTATCCCCGCAACGCCACCGACGCCGATTATGTCGCCGACCACCGCAACCATACGCGCATCCTTGGCCGTTCCGCTTTCCGCGTCGATTTCAGCTTGCGAGATCGCACGCATTGGGCGCGGCTTGGCTTCGCCCAGCGCGCGCCAGGTCATGGCTCCGGCGATAGCATCGGTTGCCAAGCCGTTGTCTGCCTGAAAGGCCAACAGGGCCGCGCGGGTCAAAGGGCCAAAATCACCGTCCATTCGCCCGCTGAAATAACCCAGCGCGGCCATATCGGTTTGCAGCTCGGCCACAGCAACGCCCTGATCACCAAAACGCAAAGTTGGTCGATTGGTTGCGATAACCGGTTTGCTTCCCAGCACAGCATTGACCCGGCTGCGCAGATAGTCACCAACCGGGCGCGCGCCACGCAATTCAGGTTTCCATGGCAAACGGGTCATGTCCCACTTGCCCTTTTGTTTCACCCCAAGCGTTGGCTCGACCTCAGCATGGGTCAACACGGTTTCAGGCGTGACCGGGATTCCGTATTCCAGACATAGGCTGGCAATCATCTGACAGAAGGCGTGGAACTGCGGTTCATTGATCGGAGATGGACCAGCGTCAAAGGGGGTTTCCTTGGCATTGTGCATTCCGCACATGGCCACCCCGATAGACCCGGTATTAAGGCGCAGGGTATGCGCTGCATAATCCCCATCCCCGGTGGTGATGTTGTCCTCGATCGCCTCGGTTCCGCGCACATGCGTACCGTCATATTCTGTCAAGCGATGATAGTGCTGTTTGTCACTGGCTGAGGCACGACCGCGCCCCGCTGTCCAATGGGCGATAATGCGCCTCATGTGTGCGTTAGCCATATGCGGCCTCCCTCTCTGATTTTCTGGCGTGGGCAATGATTTCGCGAATTTGGTATTTCGACATCTCGTAGACATCGGCGATTTCGCTGACGGGGACACCTTCGGCATGCGCCCGCGCGATCTGCTTATTTCGATGCGCCCTTTCCATGCCCTTCAGTGTCGAAGGCTGAAGGATCATCCCTGAGAAGGCGTAGCAAATCTTGTTCGCATCTTCCCAGCCCAGCATCGAAACCAGCTCGTGATCCATCGGCAGGCTCTTCGGGATGTAGATACAGGCCCGCCATTTGCGCGAACCGGATCGGGGAAGCTGACGAATGAAATCGAGCGCTTTTTCGCGGCCAATAACATCGGCAATTTCCTGAACAGATTCCGGCAGCTTGGTGGACGGCTTAGGCGGCATCAAATTTCTCCACCTCGTTTCCCCATACGGCCCAGCCGTTCCGTTTCTGGCGCGAAAACAGCTCGATGCGCTTGGCGTCAGGCATCAGTTTTTCAGCCGCTTGAAAGGCCTCATCCGGCTTTCTGCTATGCTCTCGCGCAATCGCTTCGATCGTGATCGAGCTGGCGGGAACTTCAGCGGGGCAACAATCCGAATAGCTTGCCGTTGTGGAACGAACACCGCGCGTGGTCTTCGGTGCGCCACGGGTTCCAATCAAAATCGGCTCATTGGATGATCGGTAGATATAGCCGGTTCCAAAGGCATCCTTGCCATGCTTGGTGCGTTTCACCCATGTGCCGGCGGTTTTGAAGGTAAAGCCCCAGGCATCCATGACGCCCAGCGCTTCGGGAAGCAGTGGATTGGTTGCCCATAGCCATAACAGGCAATCCTGAGCTGCAAGCGCCTGAACTGGCATGGCCTTGATGTCATCGAGCGACATGGTGTCGTAATGGGCCTGGGGGGCCTTGGCCTCACCCTTTTCGGAAAACATGGTGTAGTGCCAAGCCGGGTCGGCCATGATCAGATTGAACCCGCCAAAGGGGCGCATGGCGTTGAACTGCTTCAACAGGCTCATGTGCAGACCACCGAAATTCCCTGAGCGGCGAGAATGGCGCGCTTCAGCTTAAACACCTCGGTTTCATGGCCCTTTTTGTCTTCGATAACGGTGATGCCCAGGTCGTGATCAACATAGACGAAATCGGCCCGGTATACGCGTTGCCGCTTGCCACCGTCTGTCATGATAGGGCCATCGCGACCAATCAGGGGGAAATCCACTTGGCGGCGTAAACCACTGATCTTCCCGGCGCGCTGCAACAGCTCCAATTGCTGCCAACGCGTCGCCTCGGCCTGACTGTCAAAGCTCTCATTGCCAATGGTCACACGTTGTGCGCCGCGCACACGCGGTTGCCCTTTGGGCTTGGCCTGCATCTCGTGCAGTTGCGCGGCGCTGATACGTTCCACCATTAGGCCATGCCCAGCGCGGCTTTGTACATTTCCATCACCGCTTCTTCTTCGGCGATGTCGTCAGCGTCGCGCTTGCGCAGGGCGACGACCTTGCGAATGACCTTGGTGTCATATCCGCGCCCCTTGGCTTCGGCCATGACTTCCTTGATCTGTTCGCCAACCTTTTTCTTTTCTTCCTCAAGGCGCTCGATCCGCTCGATGAACTGTTTCAGCTCACCCGCTGCAATGCCGTAGCTTTCACCCGTTTCGGTTTGATCGCTCATGACTGACGTTCCTGATGTGATTGGAGTTGCTGGACCGCGAATTTCAGCGCGCGGGCAATGTCGCCCGCCACTGGATCGGTCTGGGCCAAACCGATCTGAACCTGATACGCCGCTTGAATTTCCTCGACGCTGTGAAACCGAACCCGGCGCTGAACTGGCAAAATGGGGCCAGGGCGTGGGGCGCGAATAACGCAGTCGCCAAGGGTGAGATCGACGGTCACAACCGCTTCGCCAAACACTGTGCCGTGGGTGGCTGGGTCTGCGTGGGCGCTCATCTCATCACCCCCGCCGCTTTGCATTCCGCCTCGGTGATCAAACCAAGTTCGATCATTTCACGGGCCGAGGTGGCCGAGACATGCGCAACCACCCATGGTTGGCATTCTTTGATCGCTTTGGCTCTTTGGCGAAGAATGAGGTCACGATCCACTTTTTGACCGGAAACGTCGTGCCCTTCCCAGCGCTTTGCCTTCACCCAGTTTTCGGAATAGGCGATGTACTGGCGTGCGTTGCCCTTCTGCTCTTCGGCATAGGCCTTGGCCGCGGCTAGGATCTGGTTTGGGTCTGCCCCCTCGCCCAGCGCCTCGCGAAGTGCCGCCTCGGTCAGATCGCGTTTCCCGGCCCGGGGATAAGCCGCCGTGAACTTTTCAAAGAAATCAGAGAAAACGAAATCTTGTGTGTGGCCACGGGACACACAAGGTTCCTTTACTGGTTCTTTTACAGGGTTAGTGTCCGAATTCCGGACACGGGATTGCCGATTTTTCGGACACGGGATTGCCGATTTTCCGGACACGGCTCCCGTGTCCGAATTCTGGACATGGCTAAGCGATTTGTTCCCGTTTTGAACTTCTATAATCCGTGTCCGAAAATCAGACACGGCATGTTCAACCTCCGGCGGATTGTCAAAATCAATTGCCAACACATAGAAGGTCGGCATCTGTTTTTGGGTCTTTGGATTGACCCTCTGTACACGGATGATCAATCCGCCGCCCTCTAGGTCTTTGAGGTGCTGATTGACGGTGGATCGGGACATGTTGCAATCATGGGCAAGCAGCGCCTGCTCCGGGTCCACACGTAACGTGTCCTTGTTGTGCCGGTCAGCAAGCATGACCAAAACGCGCCATGGTGCCGGTTTTAATTGACGTTGTTCAAGCGCCCAATTCACCGCTCGATGGCTCATAATTGGCCTCCCTCAAAACTTGCTGAAGGTGGCGGACATGTGTCCGCCTTAAATCGCTGCCGCGATCGCCCATGGTGATCCCGCACCGACCAAACGGGGGAACCGCCAGAGGAAAGCCCGCGCGAATCCACTGAGGTTGGGCTCAATGAAAACGCGCGGGACGCGTGAGGGGTTTCCCGACCCGCCACACTCACCATTCCGCCCCAAATCAAGGAAAGAGCGGAATGAATACCGTCAAAGAGCTGAGGCTCTTCTTTAAACTGTTGTCTGAAAATCAACGCTTTGCGCGGTTTACGATGCGCGCTGTCTTGTTCGCGCTCTGGCTTTGGCTTGCCATCCAGACCATAGCGTTGATCGAGCTTTTGGTGGCGTGATGAAGTCATGTGTCAGACTCCACACCACGCATTTTTCTGAGAAACTGGAATGCTTCAGCCCTTTTGTGGCTGGGCATCCTGCCCCACAGCTCAATAATAGCTATGTCTTGGGGTGTCAGCTTTGCGCCGATCATCCCTCTGCCTCTCGGGTTTCTGTCGATTGGTCACAACGACATTCAGGAAGGGTGACGCCTTCTTCTTTTGCTTTCACTAGGAGAAACGCGTGGATTTTGGCGGCAGTTCCAACATGGATTTCTCGGTTGTCACCCGAAAGAAATTTCTTGATCGAGTTGGTCGGCAGTTTTGCCAGACGCGCCGCCGTGCCAGGCTTTAAATTCAACTTAGCTAGAGCGGAATCCAGCCAAACTCGAAACTGGTCCGCATCCGGCTGAAATTCAAAGGGGACGGTTGGGGCTGCGCTCAATTTCACCTCCAAGGTGTTTTTTCACCCTTTAGGGTTATACTAATACTAAAGGGGTTGTCCACCTAACTTTTAGGTATCTTTAAAATCACCTTAAAAGGTGAAATACTGACCCCGAGAATAATCAGGCAGAATGCACTATGGATATTTGGGAACGCCGCAGAAGGAACCTGAAGGCAATTATGGCCTTCAAGGGGTACACCGCGAAAAAAGTCGCGGATGAGGGTAACATTGGCGTGAACACGGTTGGTAAATTCCTGCGGGGGGACACCCACAGCATGAAGCACGAAACACTTGATATTGTCTGTAGTGTCCTAAGTATCTCGAACCTGGCAATCCTTGATTCCGAAAACCCGCTCAGCGAAACCAAAGACCGCCTCTACGCTATGGTTGCGGAAATGTCTGACGACCGCGCTCAACGGGCGCTAGAGCTCTTGGAAGAGCTAGAATAAACCTCTTCCTCAAGACGCTTTAGGAACTTCAGGGCCGTCTCTTCGTCCATCTCTTTAATCTTTTCAACAAGCCGCAATTTCGGGCTCTCAATCTGTGACATCTCAAAACACTTTCCTGACGCCTTTCAGCATCAGTACACCCCCAGAGGTTGCATGTCCACCACTTGCGGAATAGTATCACCCTATAAGGTTATTTCGAGGTGACATTATGCTATTTCTTGAGGGCGCACCCGAACCGTTGGGGAACATTGCTGACAAGGGTTTCGCGATTGGGGTCGGGAACTTTTTGACAGGCGAGATCGAAGTTGCGTCAAACTACGCCAACGATTGGCAACAGCTTTACAATGAAAAGAATTGGGCGTTCGTCGACCCTGTTATCCGAATGGGTCTGCAAGGCTCGGACATCCAGCCATGGCAATTAGGCCCCGATCACAGCGAATTCACTACCGCTGCGAACGATTTCGGACTTCAAAGCGGCTGGGTGGCTTCTAGTTTCATCGGTGGCAGCAGATGCATAGCAGGTCTGTCAGCCACAAACACCTCCAACGCCACTCATGCAAAGGAAATTCTGGGGCTGGTTCGCAAGTATCACCTTCAACAGCTTGTAAATAAGGCTCGATCATTGAGTGCTGGACAATTGGATCTGGTGAATCTGTTTGCGATGGGCCTTAGAACTAAAGAAGTTGCGGCAACCTTTGGGGTGTCAATTGATGCAATCAAACAGCGCAAGCTTACCATCCAACGCCACATAGGCGTTACCAATTTCTTGGTTGTGGTCAACGTTTGCACCCGTGTTGACGTGGAAAATCACCTTATAAACCACGGGCATTAATTCAAGTTTCCCGCGATTATCCTCCCAGTTGTACAATTGGAGGGGTCGATGGAAACTGCAATCATCACTTGGAAGACAATTCACGAACATGGCGACCTTTGGTGGCAACATCATTGCCTAAGAAAGGCGCTGTTTGTTGACGAAATGAAATGGCAAATCCCCCACACCGATCAGGTGGAGTGGGACCAGTACGACACAGGCGCAACTACCTACGTTGTTAGTCACCAAAACGGTCGCGCTCTTGCAGCGTCACGCTTAATCCCTTGCAGCTTCAACTCCTGTGACTGGTCGTACATGATCCGAGATGCATCGCTGGGCAAGCTACCAGGCATTCCAACCGAAATTTGCGACAGCCCACCCACAGACAGCGATACCTTGGAAGCCACCCGCTTCACCGTCGATCCGCTACTAGCACCGGAAGAAAGAAACGCCGTCCTTACCCACAACGCCTTAGCACTGGCGAGTCACGCAAGGGCCACGGGAGTTCAAAGGCTCATTGCCCTCATGCCGCCCGCATACATTCGCTGGCTAACGGGAATTGGCCTCCCCTCCCGACGGTACGGGCCAACTTTGCGCACTCCCGAGGGAAACAGGATTTGCGCGATTGAAATGCCGATCTCCTACGCAACCATAGCAAAGCAAAGTGCATAACCTTTAGGGTTGCTATTCACCTTTTGGGGTGATAAATATCACATTAGTGTTTGTCACTTACAAGGCACCCCATGCACAACTCAGCCCACACGCCACAAAGCGAAGATTGCCAATGCGATGACAGCCAAGAAAACTGTCAGGCCCGGGTTGCTGTAGAGGGTGGCGACCATAATCCGAATTTCCTTCAGAGATTTCATTCCGTCTTCTTTCGTCTTCAAAGGCGGGATGATCGGGCGGTTGGTGCTGGTTACACCGCCGCCCACCCCGCGGGTGAGTTATGCGAGCATGATTCCCCGCGGGCGCTTTTTTTTCCTCTGGCGGTTCCCCCGTGTGGTTCAGATGGGCAACCCATGCTCCAATCACCCACCTCTACGAACCAATGCGATCGCAAGAAGAAGAGCCATAACAAAGAACTGGGTTTGCTGTGGCGTATTTTGGGCAAGTTCAAAAGCGAGCCGAAGCTCGCGCACAAATTCTGCAACGTTCATGGGGTGAATTGTCCTTTTGACATGAGCGGAGCAGATCGGGCGGTTGGTGCTGGACACACCGTCGCCCACCCCGCGGGTGAATTGTGTCCGCATGATTCCCCGCGGGCGCTTTTATTTCCTCTGGCGGTTTCACCATATGGGTGGACGCTATGAGCGCAGCCCTGAACCTCTCCGTGATCCGCGACGCGGTTGGGCTGATCGAGGCAGTATCGGTAGATGGGCAGCTATTGGCGCTCAAGAACCTCGCCCAGAACAATGGCGGCCGCTGGGATCTGCCCAGCGTATGGCCCGGGCCGGACGGCCAGCCGTTCTATTCCCCGCTTCTCTCATCGATCGAGGTCGCTGGCGTCTATGCCATGGCCGAGGCGGTGGAAGAGCTGCCGCAAAACTGGCTCCGCGCCGCCCGAAACATCCTGAACGCAGCCGAGACCGCCACATGACCCTACGCGTTCTAATAGGCTGCGAGACCTCTGGTATCGCGCGGCGGGCATTTGATGCTCTTGGGGCCGATGTTTGGTCTTGCGACATTCTACCTGCCGAGGATCGCAGCAATCGGCACATCCAGTGCGACATCCGTGATGGCATCCTTAATGAGGGCTGGGACCTGTTATGCGTCATGCACCCGCCCTGCACACGCCTGTGCCGGTCAGGTCGCCGCTGGATGAGCGGACCGGGCAAATGGACACCGCCCAAGAAATTGCCGCAGGGGCGCACCTGGGACGAAATGAAAGCTGAGTTTGAGCTTGGCGTCAGCATCTTCACCGCATGTTGGCAGGCTCCGATCAAGCGCCGTGCGCTGGAAAATCCGGTAATGAATGATCTGGCCAAGGACCGCATGCCAAAGGACCTGCCCGCTCCGCAAATAGTTCAACCGCATTGGTTCGGCGCACCGGCCTACAAGGCAACTGGCTGGTACTTGGACGGCTTGCCCGAGCTGACGCCAACCAACAGCCTGACCGAACCCGAGCGCGGCAGCGACGAATGGAAGAAGTGGAACAAGATCCACCGCATGCCACGCGGCCCGGAACGCGCGCGCCTGCGCAGCCGCTCTTTCCCCGAAATGATGAACGCCGCCGCCGCGCAGTGGCTTGACCATGCGCAGGCTGATCAAAGGAGGGCCGCGTGATGGGGGCACCAAGAATTTCAGCAGCCATCATCAAAGAAGCAGTTGCCCAGGTCGAAGAAACCGGGGTGACTGTCAAAATCGAAACCAAGAGAACGGTGGTTACTATTTCGCCGCCCGAAACATTGAAGCCTGTAAACCCAGCGGATTTGATAGACCCATGACCAAAGGCAAGGATCTTCCCTCCTACATTCACCGTCGCAAACGAGACGGCGTTTTATTGTTTCGTAAGCGCGTCGCAGGCAAGATTATCGAGGTCCGGCTCGAAACTCAGTTTCCCGAGGGTACCCCGGTTCCCTTCGCCTTGCATCAAGAACGCGAGCGACTGATTGCGCAGCCAGAACCGGTAGCAATCGGAAAAGACATGGCCTCAGTTCTGAAGCAATATAAATCTCTACCAAAATTCGGAGACCTCGCCCCGCGGACACGCTCGGACTATGACAAGCATCTCCAGTATTTTGCTGACAAGCTGGGCACACTCTCGCCAAAGCAAATCGAACGGTACCATGTGATCGCGTGGCGCGACGCCTGGGCTAAGCAACACAGCCCGCACTTTGCGAACTACCGCGCTCGCGTCTTATCGATCGTACTTGAACACGCAAAAGACATGGGCCTGTTGAAAAAAACCGACGAAAACCCCGCCAAGGGATTGAAGGCGCTCAAATATGAGAAGCAAGAGCGTCAGGAGTGGCCCGCCGAGAAGGTCGAGGGTTTTCGCAAAGCCTTTGGTTATGGCACTCGTGAACGGACGTGTTTCGAGCTGTGCCTTGGTACAGGTCAACGGATTGGCGATGTTCTCAAGATGCAGTGGTCTCACATTCGCGGTGCTTCCATTGCCGTTAAACAGAGCAAAACAGGCAAGCGGCTCGAAATACCTATGACAGAGCACTTGCGCGCAGCTCTTGCCGCTGCTGACCGGAACAAAGAGTCGCTGTTTATTCTGCCCAAAGACATGTCGAAAACCAAAACTCCCGGCCCTTGGGCATATCGAAGTGCCGCTCAGGCGATGCGCAAGGCGAGAGAGGCCGTTGGGGCGCAGGCGTACGATCTGCATTCGCTCCGTTACACTGCCGGGGTTGAGCTCTTGCTTGCTGGTTGCTCCGACGATCAAATTGGAAGCATCACCGGCCAAAGCCTAGAAATGGTTCGCCACTACACCAAAAGCGTGCGTCAACGGGCTAGGGCCGAAGAAGCTCAAAGAAAACGCGAAAACGTCACATGGAAGAGAACATGA